ATCCTCGAATAACGTCTTTTCTTGATGAAAGAAAAATATCAATCGAAGAGGGTTGTTTGTCTTTTCCCGGACTCTACATTAAAATACTTAGACCTCATGCTGTTCGCGTGAGGTACGCAAATCAAGAAGGGAAAATGGATTCTTTTAAATTTGATGGTTTAACAGCCAGAGTATTTCAACATGAATATGATCATTTAGACGGTATTGTATATACTTCAAAATCGCATCGAATTAATCTTGAACGCGCCAAAAAGAAACAGAAAAAAATGAACAGATTGAAAAAGAAAAGTAAAGAATCGGTGAAGTATGCATTATAAATTTAGTGAAGATAAAGCTTTAGAAAAACTTAAAGATTATATCGATTCAACATACGAATCACACTATTCAAAAAATAATTTCCAAGCTACTGAATTCATAGTTGACTGTGGCCACGGAGAAGGTTTTTGTATAGGAAATATTCTCAAATACGCTCAAAGATATGGTAAGAAAGGAACACCAAAAGATTGGGAAAAAGATTTACTAAAGGTGTTACATTATAGTATAATTGCTCTTCACGTACATGAAAATAGGAAAAATGATAATGGGTGATAATCAAATTGAAATCTCAATAACAAGAGAAGAACTGCAAAAGAAAAGTATTTTTGTTGCTACGCCTATGTACGGTGGCCAGTGCGCCGGTATATACACAAAATCAAGTACAGACTTAGCTTCACTGGCAGCTTCCTATGGCGTTCCTTTAGCATTTTATTATTTGTTTAATGAATCTCTTATCACAAGAGCAAGAAATTATCTTGTAGATGAATTCCTTCGATCTGATTGTACACATCTCATGTTTATAGATGCAGACATTGGATTTGATCCGCAAGATGTTATCGCACTTTCTGTTCTTGCGGATGAAGAAAAGGACATGGAAATTGTTTGTGGTCCTTACCCTAAAAAATCAATTTCGTGGGAAAAAATTAAGAGAGCAGTTGATCAGGGGTTTGCAGACGAAAACCCACAAACCCTTGAGAGATATGTCGGAGATTATGTTTTTAATCCGGTATCTGGTTCTGGACATATTGCAATCAACAAACCAGTTGAAGTACTCGAAGGAGGAACGGGATTTATGTGCGTGACACGTTCTGCTTTCGAAAAATACGCAGCAGCATATCCAGAGTTTTTGTATAGACCCGATCATGTGAGGACAGCTCACTTTGATGGTTCTAGAGAAATTATGGCCTATTTTGATTGTGTCATTGATGAAGAAACAAAACGATATCTATCAGAAGACTATATGTTTTGTCAATGGGCTAGAAAGGCCGGAATAAAAGTGTGGATGTGTCCATGGATGCGTTTGACGCATATGGGTTCATATATGTTTGGTGGCAGTCTTGTTGATCTCGCTCAAATTGGTGCTTCTGCCACCGTTGGTGATGATTACCTATCTACAAAAAAGAAAGGAAAGTAAATTATGAAAATTTCTAATGAAACTACCGGAGTTTTGAAAAACTTCTCTTCAATTAATCAATCTATCTTTGTGCAGAGTGGCAGTGCTTTATCGACCATTTCTCCAATGAAAACCGTGTTTGCGAAAGCAAATGTAGAAGAGGAGTTTCCTAAAGAATTTGGTATCTACGACCTAAATCAGTTTCTTGCAGTTGTTAGTCTTTTTGAAGATCCAGAATTTTCGTTTGATGAAAACAACCTTAACGTCCTCGGTCAAGACGATTCTACGGTACGTTATTTTTATGCAAACAAAAATACTATTACGTTACCTCCAGAAAAGGAACTTGAATTAACTGACGTACTTGAAGATTTTTCTCTCAGCGAAAAAAGAATCTCCAGTTTGCTTAGAGCTGCTACTGTAATGCAATTGCCTCACATTTGTATTTCAGGAGAAAACGGAGAACTTTTTATTAGTGCTGAAGATGTTGTAAATAATTCATCGAACAATTTTAAATTCAATCTTAATGTACCGGTTGATACTGATTTCAAGGCGGTTTTTAGAGTTGAGAATTTAAAACTTTTGCCTAAAGATTATGTTGTTACCCTTAGTAGAAAGGGTATCGCTAAGTTTACTTCAGAAGATAATAAGTTGTCTTATTTTATCGTAGCGGAAAGAAATTCTTCTTGGTAATTTTTTTATGAAAATGTGGAGTAATATATTATGCATGAAAAAGAATTTCTCTGGGTCGAAAAATATCGACCAAAAAAAGTAGACGATTGTGTACTTACGAGTGATCTAAAAACCGCAGCAAAAAAATTTGTTGAAAACAGAAAGATACCTAATCTTTTGCTTTCTGGTGGACCCGGCGTGGGTAAAACAACACTTGCAAAGGCAATGTTAACAGAAATTGATGCTGATTATTACATGATCAATGGTAGTATGAATGGAAACATTGATACGCTTAGACATGACATTCAACAATACGCATCAAGTGTTTCTTTTACTTCAGAGAGGAAATATGTAATTCTTGATGAAGCTGATTATCTAAATCCTCAATCTACTCAACCAGCACTTAGAAATTTTATGGAGGAGTTCTCTGATGTCTGTGGATTTATTTTAACTTGTAATTTTAAAAATAGAATCATAGGACCTTTACACTCCAGATGTAGTGTTATCGAATTTAACATTCCCAAAAAAGACAGACCTGAACTTGCACAAGATTTTTTCAAAAGACTGTCTTTCATTCTTAAAGAAGAAAATGTAACGTTTGATCCAAAGGCTGTAGCTAAACTTATAACTAAGTTTTTTCCAGACTGGAGAAGAGTTATAAACGAGGTACAAAGATACAGTGCAATCAGTAATCACATTGATGATAATGTACTCACTGCGACTGGAAACAATAATGTAGAAGAACTTGTAAATCTTTTGAAGAACAAAAAATTTGATGACATGAGAAAGTGGGTATCCACGAATACCTTGGAAAACTCTTCAATATATAGAGCTCTATATGATGTATCATCTCACACGATGAAAAAGGAATCTATACCTCAATTGATTATTACTCTTGCTGATTATCAGTACAAAGAAAGTTTTTGTGCCGATCCAGAGTTAAACCTGATGGCCTGCTTAACCGAAGTTATGGCTGATTGTGAGTTCGAATAATGAAGGTTTTCGATTTTGTAAACTCAATAAACTATTCGAAAAAAGACATTATCTCTGAAAGTGAAAATCCAGAACTAGCAGAAAAAATATATGATCCTTTTTTGACTAACAGGTCTCTTTCTTATTTTATCGATACGGTGTTACTCGCTAATGAAATGAATAAGCGACACTTCCTAGATAAAAAACAACAATTTGATTTTTTACTAAATACAGTCAGGCAAAGCAAAAGATTTGCTAAGTGGCATAAAAAACCAAAAGAAGAAAATGTTCATTTAATTATGGAATACTATGGTTTTAGTTATGCGAAAGCAGAAGAAGTAGTAGACATTTTTACTTCAGAACAATTAACAATAATAAAAAATAGATTGTTTAAGGGCGGAAAAAAATGAATTTTGATTTGAATAGCTTGGTTGAAGTAACACTTTCTCAAGAAGATGACTTTCTCAAAGTCAGAGAAACCTTGACTAGAATTGGAATCGCTTCTCGTAAAGACATGAAACTTTACCAATCTTGTCATATCTTACATAAACAAGGTAAATACTATATTGTTCATTTTAAAGAACTGTTTTCTTTGGATGGAAAACCTTCAAATTTTAGTGACAGTGATCGTGCGAGAAGAAACACCATTACTAATCTTTTAGCAGAATGGGGTTTGGTCAAGTTGGTAGATTCACAAAAAACTGTTGACCCTGTGGCGCCACTGAGTCAAATAAAAGTGTTGCCTTACAAAGAAAGAGATAAATGGGAATTGGTCGCAAAATATAATATTGGTAAAAAATATTAATTTTTCTTTACTTTTTTCGTGTAATCGTGTATAAATACTAACAGAAGATGCTCAATTGAGGTCTTCGATTTTATTACAAACTAACCTTGCTAAACATAGGAGGTACCGTTATGGGTAACTTAGATCCTTTTGGCCGTTTCTCGGCTTTCACCGTTGGCTTTGATCGTGTATTTGATGAACTGAGTAATTTTTCGAATAACGCACAATCTTATCCGCCTTACAATCTCATCCGCGAAGATGAAAATAACTATAGAATTGAAATTGCTGTTGCAGGTTTTGCACCAGACGATCTTGAAGTAAACATCACTGAAAACAAACTTGAAGTTATTGGTGATAAAGAATCCGATAATTCAGAAACATATCTTCATTCAGGTATTGCAAATCGTAAATTCCGCAGAACGTTTGTTCTGTCAGAAGATATTGTTGTAAATAGTGCGGATATCTGGAATGGGGTTTTGGTAGTGAGACTGGAAAAAATTATTCCAGAAGCTAAAAAGACGAAATTAATTCCAATTGGTGTTAATTCTAAAGAACAACAACTGAATGGTTAAAGGTGTATTATGAGAAGAATGATTCCCATGCTGTATGGTATTACAGCATCTTTGATTGTTCTGACTATGGTTTTGTCAATAACTAGCATTATTTGACTTTACTTTTAGTGTCTTTTTGTTGTAGAATAGACGGGTGGATTTCACCCGTCTTTCTTATAGGAGTTTATCATGTCAGAAATAAAAGTATTAAAATTTCTAAGCGGCGAAGACTGCGCTTGTACAATCGTTGAAAGAAACGATGATCATTTGATTGTTGAAGATGTTATTACGCCCGTTCCTATTGGCCAAGATCAAATGGGGTTTGCGCCGTGGTGCGCTTTGATGGGTAAAAACAAAAAACCTGTTACTGTTTACAAAACTGCAATTGTATGTGAATATGAACCAGATGATCAATTGATTACTCAATACCAAGAAATGTTTGGTAAAATTATCACTCCTAAATCAAAAGTAACAATTGCGTAATGTCTTTATATTATAGTTCGGTAGAAAGAAGTGGTTCTAACATTCTTTTCCGCGGATACAAAGACGGAAAAGAAATAAGAAGAAAGTTTCGTTATAAACCAAAATTCTTTGTCAACGATTCGGCCGGCGAGTATCTAACATTAGATGGCCACCCGGTTTCTGAAATAGAATTTGATTCTATGAAAGAGGCTGATAATTTTTACAAAAAATATAAAGACGTAGAAAATTATAATATTTACGGTAAGATACCTTACACATATCAATTTATATCAGACCTAACTATTAAAAAAGAGTTAGTACCTGATTCATCTAAAATCAATGTGACCTATATTGATATTGAGGTTCATTCTCCGGATGAATTTCCAGAACCTTCTAGACCAAATCATCCGATAACTTCGATATGTTTAATGAGCAATAAAAATAAAAAGTTTTATGTATTCACAACCTGTAGTTGGCGAAGAGAAAAATCGGAACTTTCGAAAGATGTTTATGATAATGTAAGATATATACAATGCGACAACGAAAAGGATTTGTTGTATCGTTTTCTTAAACACTGGTCAGAAAATACACCTGATGTAATTTCGGGTTGGTATTCAGAATTTTTTGACATACCATATCTCGTTATGAGAATACACAGACTTCTACCCAGAAATGAATTCAAAAGACTTTCTCCTTGGGGTATAATCAAAGGTAAGTTTGACAAAAGGTATAGCGTTATTGATTCTGATACTTTAGATTATCAATGTCCAGAAAAATTTGAACTGGTTGGAATTCAAGACCTAGATCATCACCATTGTTTTAAACACTTTGCTTACATATCAGGAGTTTTGGAATCTTATAGATTAGATTATGTTGCAAATGTTTATCTAGGCGAAAATAAACTTGATTATTCGCAATACGGCACTCTATCAAATTTGTACGAAGAGAATCCACAAAAATATATTGACTACAACATTCGTGATGTTGATCTTGTGTATCGTCTAGAAGAAAAGATGCAATATATTAATTTGTTGATTACGATTGCTTACAAAACAAGAACAAATTTTTGTGATGCTTTTGGCACTGTAAAAATATGGGAAATGTTTATATACAATGAACTAAAGAAAAAGAAAATAGTTCCTCCTTCAGCTAGTAGCAAAAAGAAATCAAAACGAATAGAAGGTGGTTTTGTTAAAGAACCACATATAGGTATGCATGAGTGGATAATGAGTTTTGATTTAGCCTCTCTTTATCCTCATATTATCATGCAGTATAACATGTCACCAGAGACAATCGTAGATCAGACTTTGAATACCAGTATAGAAGAAATTCTAGAAGGCAAAACTTACGATATACCAACTGACCATTGTCTTACGGCCAGAGGTGATATGTTCAAAACAAATAAGAGAGGCATCGTTCCTTTAATTATCGAAGACCTTTACAAAGAAAGAGCGATAATCAAGAAAGAGATGATTTCTTATCAAAAGTTAAAAGACAAGAAAAACAACGACAAGATTGTTGTGTTGAATAACAGACAAATGGCCATCAAAATTATGATGAATTCTCTTTTTGGTGCTTGGTCTAACAAATGGTTTCATTATTTCGATGATAGAGTTGCGGAATCAATAACACTTACTGGTCAGCTGACGATTCAATGCGCCGAGAAATGTATCAACGATTACTTTAACAAAATACTCAAAACTCAAAATAAAGATTTTGTTGTTGCAATTGATACCGATTCTGTTTATATTAACATGTCAGAGTTGGTAAAAAGGACATTTGGCGTAGAAACAAACAAGAAAAAAATAGTAGACTTTCTTGATAAAGTTTCTACGCAAAAAATTCAACCGCTACTTGATGATATGTATCAAGAACTTGCAGATCGATTGTCCGCTTACGAACAAAAAATGATTATGAAACGTGAGGTGATTGCAGACAAAGGAGTATGGACAGCAAAAAAACATTACGCGCTGAATGTTTAT